ACCTTGATTTACCTTGATTTACCTTGATTTACCTTGATTTACCTTGATTTACCTTGTCTGGAGGTGTCCCCTCCCGCAAAACAAACCAACCCCACCAACTCCCAGCATAAAACCCGAGACCTCCCTCCCGATTGTTCCACGTGGAACGCCCGATTAGTCTAGGATGTCGAGATCCTTGTTCTTGATTGCCTTATATACTTGCCTAATACAATGTATTGATAATAAAACCAATAAAAGAACTAAGATCAAAGGCAGGGCGTCGCCCGTAGCTATAACATACCGCCCCAACTCAAACGCCATGTAACCACAAAACAAGGTAAGTACGAAATATATAAATATACCCATAAAAATATACAATAAGTATCCGTAACTTAGAAACAATACCCAAATAATATAATTAATTGAGTATCAACAATATAATATATATCAAGCCTTAGAGCTACCTCTAAGGAAAGATAAGCCCAGATATAGATAAAAAATATACAATAAGTACCGCTTATTATATACCTTTTAGGATCGATTCAAGCGCAAAACCATACATAAGGGCACAATATACCCGTCTGTATGGATATAGATATATACAAAATGATACATAATAAAGCATTTTACTTACGTATTTTCGGTCAAGGCTTAAAATTTACCGACTTAACACTTTTATGTGTAAGCAAAACATATGAATATGCTATCATTCTGTAAAATATAGGCACAAAAAAACCCTTCCGTCTTATATCACTACAATACGGAAGGGCAAAACTTTAAAATCAAATAAAAACAAACGACTACTGCCTCAATTTGTTTGCCATGTAACTAACACGCTTCCGCCTGCACTTATCCGACTCCCTGCTACAATCTAATTTATTAGACTTGTATAGCTCTTTGGTAAACTCTATGTAAAATTCCATTTGAGCTATTTTAACCGCCTCTAAAGCCTTTTCTTTTTTAAATGCTAGCTTTCTATTCAGATTGTCAAACTTTCTCCTATACATAATTTATTTGTTTTAAATGGCACCAATAAGAAACGGGAGGCATGGGACGACACGGCCGCCGTTATCAATACATCCGGCCGGACACACCACTCCCTCCATATTTCCTTTGGATTTGTCCCTTTGCCCCGAACGAACGAAGCCAAATACGTACATACGTTGCCCGTGATACGCACCGACAAGGCGCATTTTGTCCGTCAATTTAACCGCACGAAATACCCTTGTAAGGGTTGTTATTTGCTATCCGTACGCATATTAGGTATTTAAGCCACCCTAACATACGTCGTATTGATACATTAGCACGGAAATAACCCCGTAATACACTCCATGCGTGTTACTCTCACAACGCATAGACATACGCCATATACATGCGTATATACACCAATATACCCCGTTATTTTACACGGCCTATCCGGAAACCGGACGTATTAACCCGTTTTGATACAAGCCCAAAGAATAACGGTCCGTATTGCGACTGAAAACGGACCTAAACCACATTGTTAAGCGGCGGCCTATTTACACAAGCTATCGAACGCCAACGGCTATACTCCTACCGACTTGTGTATGCTTATATCAATATGTCAAGTATGCTATGTTTTTAGTCTTAGTCCAGTTGCACCACGAGGAGGTAAACACATGCAACCATAACGGGCTATTATAGCCCGTTTTATCACCTGTCATTTTTAGGATGCGTTAGGTAGTAAGTGATACATTTAGCTATAAGACTAAATGTATACCGCTTTATTGGCACGGCGCATTTTACAATACGTTTGTCAGCATCATTGAACGTTTCATAATATATACCGAAATCAAACTCTATAGGCTCGTTGTATCCAAAACGTTTATGAAACGAGCCAAGTATTGCTACATCCTCTATTTCGTTCATTTTAAGCTTCTTGTTTTTATCCTTATCGTTTTTATCATAGTATTCGCGTTCAACTTCTTTATAGGAGCAAAAGGTATTGTTAACTCGTGGTAATATTTCTTTGCAAAGTTGTATTACAATTTCCTTGTCCTTTGCTAAATTGACTAAAGCGGAGACGATTGCTTTATCTACTTTAATATCATTGTCCTTTAATATTTCATTTATTTCTTTTCCAGATTTAAATAACTGGCACCACGCTTTTACCGCACCTGTCAATGTTTTCTCACTTGTTTTTTTTACCTCGTTTTGTACTTTGTTAAGATCTTTACCTGTCATTAGATTTGCCCTTGCCCTAGGGACTTGTATAGGCATCTAGCACGCCTTGTTTGTTAATATTGTTATCTCACATTGCAAATATAATATATGTTTTATTTTCAAACAAATATTTTGCAATAAAAATTCGACGATTATATGTAATAAATCTAATCAAATGTAAACGTATATTAAAATATTGATTTATATGATTGATAATCAACAAGTTAAATACAAAATAAGCATTCCTTTTTCAGCTTGCAGATCGTTTGCCGTTCCTGTTTCCCGTTCTTCGTGGATCAGGGGGGCTGATCCAAAAAACGGCAGCCTCCCCGCATACCTCTACATGTGATGCGCATCCCAACATATCCCTCATATCCCCATCAAATCCATCCATCGTCCCCTCACGACCTTCTCATTAATTTTATTATATTTGCGATATAATTAAAACATAACATATCATGAATAAAGAAGTTGAATATATGGGGGGGGTATTTTAACCCTCAGATAAGGAGGGGGTATGTTTAGGCGCAGGACTTCTTCTCCCGGTAAGATCCACTACCGTGTTAATATAAACAAGAATATGTGTCTTAGCGTTGTAGATATATATATTGATGGAGATACATATCAACGTGGTTTTAACGGATCTTATCTTGATATATATCGCGATAAGAAGATAAAAACTATAAGCATAAGAGGACAGGTAGAATATCTAAATCCGAAAAATGAGTACAATGTTATTTTAGGCATAAGTGGAGGTATTATAGATGGAACCCTTACGTATCAATATAATTCGGGTATGCATTGCGAGTTGGCTAATATGGTGACATACGGGAATAGGATAACTAATTTTGTTCCTGTAACGGTGATAACCGATCCTGGGAAGATCATTAATTTCACTTACAGATCTGAATTACAGACTCAGCTTTTAGATGAAAGTTATATAACTTGGGATGGTGATTATGTATTAAACGATAATTGTATAGTAACTGATCTTTGTTCGGGATGTGAATCTTATGCCTATGGGAAAAGTTCTCATGGTAACTATCGAGTAACGGTAAGGATAGTGTAATCCCAAGGGAAGGAGGGAGACCTCGTCCTTCCGGGCCTCCCCCGCCCTACCACCGCCCCCCCCGTTCTTTTTGGCTTCTCCATGTATTGTCTTTGACCGGATATCAAAAATTCATATCTTTGGAACAAAACTACAATCATGTTTAGAGACACACTACATAAAATCAAGATCTTCTTCTGCGATGACGATATCTGTATGGCAGAATAAAGGACAGGACGGGATTAAGTATCCGTCATATCAGTAGGATAATAAACCATACTAAAGTCGAGGAGATATGATTAAAGACGTAATGGAGAGGGATATGATAAATGAGATATCCACGTTGTTTGTAATGATATTCACGTCAGGGTTGATGTTTGTCATGCCGATATTAGATATAGGGTATAATGATATCCTTGTCATAATAGGATTCGGGATACTACTATCTTTTATGTTAACCATAATCCCGATCTTGCTTTCTTACGATATAATGGATGAGATCATTGAGTTGATTGAGGATATGGATAGCCAGATCGTGGTAGACACTTCGGTATATAAAACGAACCTGCCCTAGGTAATTCCTAGGGCAGATATTAATATCAATTTGACTTCAAATACGATTCTATTCTATCAGCGGCCTCATTAGGCGTATGTCCATCCCATTCCCATGCCGTATCAAGTTCAGGGATATTAAACAACTCCCAATACTGGTTCTCATAATGATTGGATATCTGTCCAGTTGGCAGTTCTGCCATTACGATAAACCACCCTCCGCCGAAGCATTCCTCTCCATCATGATGCTTATGTGATTTACAGACCTTTATATCGCCTTTAGCCAGCTCATTGAAGAAAGCGGCATTGTAAAGCATTCGATATTTATATAGTTCGTTAAATGTATGATACCCGTCGGATATATTACCCATCTCATCTTCATGTAAATATGTTTTCTCGAATATATCAGGCTTACAAGGATAAAACTCTCCATTTACCCCTTTTATGATATAATCACCTACATTGGCTGTCATAACACCTTCAAGGGTTTTTATACTGCAATCAATACAAGGAGGTATCCCTCTATCCGCATCACCTTCACGAATAACTTCTATTTTAACGTTATCACCAGCGAAATCCTTGATCTCATCATTATTAAAGCCTTCCCATTTTACGGCTTCTATCGCAATTGGTTTCTTTACATATCTATTCATAATTTTACGATTTAATATATTATTATCTTTTGATATACCTTTCTATAAGATCTATTGATAGTTTAGCTCCCAGCTCCTCCTCCAATAGGTTAAGGTAGTTCCGGTGCAGGCATCCGCCCCGCTCCACCTCCCTAAAGCCGGGCCCGTCCCGGATCCTGACTAGCCCTTTCCTTGGATCCATGTCGATAAGATCCCGAAGCTCGTTCATATTCTTGAACCGGTTCTCTATTACCTTAAATACATCGATATCAGGTTTCTTATCCTTATTCTTAGGCTTTATCTTAATTCTCCCGCTCATAAGACATTAATCACTTTCCAGTACTACCAAACCCTCCATTTCCTCTCTCTGATTCTCCAAGGTCTTCTAACGACCCTACTTGATCCCATACGATGCGTTCCCGTCTACGGATAAGCAATTGAGCTACCTTATCCCCTGCCGAATAAGAAGGGTCTCCATAGTGATCTACACGTCTAGTCACTACCATAATCTCCCCTCTGTATCCCTCATCTACGGTACCCGGAGCGTTTTGGATAATTGACTTAGTTTTTGTAATGCTACTACGTGGACGGATTTCCATCTCATAATCCTCAGGTAAAGCTACATGCACACCAGTATGGTATATAATCCTACCCCCGTCAAGTTCTATGTTTTTAACGAACAGATCCATGCAAGCGTCCTCCTTATGGGCGTACTTAGGCAATATCGCTCCTTCTTCCAGCCATATCTTGACCTTACAAGCATCTATATCTTCAAGTAATGATTCTACCTCATTATAACTCATTGGTTGTTCTGACGCCAATGAAATGGCTCTTGCCAATAAATCTTTAATCTTACTCATTTTATCTTGTTTTTAAATTCTTTCCCTTTCGGGCATTGTAATTTACATTCCTCGCCACAAGCGGAACAGTTGGGTCTCATTCCGGGCACCCCTCTTCCCCCGTACGGCCAGTAGGCGTAATCGCAGACGCTCCAGAACGCCTCCATCGCCCTGATCTTGGCATCGACGGTTATCTTCTCCTTCACCTTTTTCATGCTCTTCCTGAACTCATCTTTCATATCCTTCCCTTCTATCTGTCTGGCTTTACGTCTCTCGTTCCACCAATTATAGTAGAATTTATCTGCCATCTTATAAGCTTCTGGGTCAAATTTATCACGGTGCAGGATAGGGGCATCCTTGACCTTTCTCAAATTCCTGCCACAAACATAAGCAAGCCCGGCGTACGGAGGTATGTCCTTAGGATCAACCAACCCATCCGTCACGCAGTAGTAGAAGTAGTTGGGCCGGCCGTACCTGACCCAGTCCCCGGTCTCGTATAGGGCTTGCTTCCGGGCCTCGAACCATCCTTGCATTACTTGGTGCTTTTCCTGTTTCTCGAAATCCTTGTTATAGTCAGCTAACGAGATCTTAACCTCAACCTCATATGCGTACATGGATCTGGTTATAGCCAGATAATCAGACTCCCAGTTATAGACATATAAGTTGTTTATAATCCATCTAGGAGACACCAAAAACTGTCTGTTAAGGATATCCAATATCCCTCTTTCAGTGTACTCAGTACCTTTATTTGATTGCCGTGTTCCCATCTCCAGTAAGAGGATTATTCCTATATCCTACCGCCATTATAGCGTTACCTATCAACATTCTCAACTTATCCATATCTTTATCATGGAACGAGAAAGCGGTTAGGATATGGTCATTGGTCTTATCATAAGATTTTATCATCAACACAGCCACATACTCACCCATCATCTTACCATTCATGATATCAAGATCAATTATGCCGTGATCTATTAGATCAACCACATCCCATCCTAATGGCAGGTACTTTTTTATTTGATTAATGTCCATCCCAAATAGTTATTATAAAAAGGAGGGTCGTGCTACCCTCCTATAGATTACACACGAAAAATAGAACTGAAAGCGATCTTAAGCACGTAAGATTTTATTAATTCCCGTAGGCTGTCTACCGGTTATCGTTAATTACCGACCTACGGGAATATGTTTAAGAAAACACCATGTGGGGAGTGGGGGAATCGAACCCTTATCCACGCTACGATTAGGAATCGTAAATTCTATCCGTTAAATTAACTCCCCTTTAAGCGTCCTGATCCTCCCAGACAAGGACACTACATAAATCTAAACTCTAAACCTAATGACAAACATTATTAATCCAACTGTGGACCCGGCCGGACTTGAACCGACAACCTGCTGGTTATGAGCCAGATGATCCAACCAATTGATCTACGGGTCCTAAATACACCACATCGGCTTTCACAAGAGGATGTGGATAGGAATTTCTCGGAGTTTATATAGTAATATCATGAAACTACGGTCCAACATTCTAGCGTATAACACCAATCCTCAAACGGGAACGTCTCTATACCAGACCTACCCCATCCCGTCCCCCAACTGTTCTGTAGGACGAAGCCGGCCTTGTCCCAGCCGGTGAGGATAACGGCATGACCTCCCAAGTTCTGCCCTTGGCCTTGCCAGAATCGATTACCATAATTATAGCAATACAGACCTATAACCAAAGGCCCATTCAGCATCAAAGCTACCTTAGCCGATACCGGATCTATGATCCTAGCGTAACTGTTTATTTTCTCCCCATCTACGCCTACGTTCTTGATAGACTTGATAGCGTCACGAAGAACCATCCCGTCTTGATCCTTATCCTCTCTCAGATCATATATATCGTAGGGAGAGATCTTAGCCGGTCTTTTAATAGCCCTTATACTCTTTCTCCAATTAAGTATCTCAGCCAAGCTTATTGCCGCGCAAATAGGGGAAGAACCTTGATCCACTACGCTATCAACGTTATTGACCTTATACTCATCAGGGACAGCCTCATGCTGCATATTCATAATAGCGTCCCTATCATCTGCTGGCGATGGTATGTAACCTAGTCCGTATTCCATTACTTATCTTTTTTATGGTAATCAATTATCTTGATATTAAACGTATCGGATCTTTGCCTTACCTGTATAGACCCTCTAGCCTTTCCCTTGGCGTCGTACAGGGCGGTAAAGCCAAAGTTATCGACCCGGCCGTCGTCCAGCGTAAACCGCCACTCCTTCCATTGGCCCATCACGGTCCCGGAAGACACTATGGAATCCACCACATAAGATATATCAGTAGTATCATATTCCGTATAGTAGGTTCTTGACGTACTGCATCCGACAACCGCTAAGGTAAATAACGTTAACAAGAAAAACAAGATCTTATTCACTTTTCTTAGATTTTTTACGTTTCTTAGATTTCTTCTTATCCTCCGCCTTATTCTCGACATTTACGTCAATACCAGCATCAGCGACCTCAGGGGCGTTATTTTCAGGTATATCAATATGACCTGAATTAGGATCCATCTTATCCTCATCAACAACAACCTCATCAGGAACATCGATGTCTAAAATCTCTGCCTCAAGATATTTGATACGATCTGACATGATTTTATTCTGGTCCTCAAGTTCCTTATATCTTCTTCTAGCCTCATCGAGTAATTTAGATGATAGTTTATGTTTCTTCTCGATATCCATATAAGCCCGTTTAAGAGTTTCTTTCTCTTTTACCGACTCATTATATAGCTCTCTTGATTTACTAAGCTCATTCCCCATCTTAACTATATGAGAATCCTTGGAATCTATATCCATATCAAGAGAATCGACAAGCGTATCAAGATACTTTATTTTCTCTTCCAATTCCGTTATCTTCTTACTAGCATCCTCATAATTTCTTTTTAATCTACTTGAATAACTAATAGCCTCATCAAGATCTTTTTTTAGAGTATTTATATAACTACTCTTTACTATCTTCAATCCGAACATTTTTATCACTGTTATAAGTTTTACGAATATCGGCATTTATCTTACCGACTATAATTAACTCGGCTATATGTTTATCTTTCTCGACTATAGCCATATCCTTACGGACATTAGTGACCCTGATCATGATATTCCCGTTATTAGACGAGACGAACGGTGATCCCACCAAAGTAAGTCCCGTATCGCCGGTAAACGACGGCAGCATCATCAACACCCCTATGGTATTATCCGGGAACGATGCCCACACCCCTGTGTCTATATCAAGGACATCACCCTGCCCTAATGGGAAGGCATTACCCTGCTTGATAGGAATATCCTTACCCAACGAGTTCCATGCTTTCGAGAATCTTACGGAGTTAAGGAAGATCTTTCCCTCTTTCTCCACCATCCCTACCATAGGTTCGCAATTCAATCTAACCTCGTTTTGTTTATCATCCGGCTTCTCCTCAAGCTCATCAAGGTCTCTGGCTGATGTAAATGACTTACTCTCCAGAAGTTTTTTGATATCTTCAATTGTGGCCATATTATAATTTGATTATTAAATACACGATCTTCAATCCTAACTTCAAATCAGATGTCTTTTCGAACATCTCCCTAAGAGGTAAGATAGTAGCGTCAAGATCTGACGCTACCCATTCTCCGTCCTTATAATACATATTCTTTTCCTCGGAATACGCTACACAAGGTCGATGCCCTAAGTTCTTCATAACCGTATCTACCTTATTTTGGGTAGGCATCGAGACACGATTCACTTTAGTAGATATATTGAAATTACTCTCCATTAAATTACTCATTTTCAATTAGTTAATTAGAAAGGTAGGTCACTGTCGTCTCCAAAAGGAGGATATTGTGGCGGCTGCTGACCTCCAAAAGAAGGCGCTTGGGCTGTCTGAGGCGGAGCCTGCTGGTATGATGGAGGAGGCGTCTGCTGCGGAGCCTGCGTAGCGTATGACGGTGGGGGCGTTTGCGTTATAGCCTCACCAGCGTTGTTTTGGCTTGCCGACTGAGTAGGTTTCACACCATCTGTCTTAATACTTTGGATATATTTATTAAGTACCTGATAAGCGAAAGCGTCTTGGGTCGTATAATCAAACTTCTTATTCCCCATTATATCAGTACTCTCAACCCTGTCAGGCCATCCATTCTGCCCGTTCTTATAATATTGCTGGATAAGCTCGTCCTTACCGTCAGGGGTCTCCCTTGCGTATGAGATAAAAAAATTACCGGGAGCATATTGATCCCCTTTCTTAGCATGAGCAGGATTGATCACTACCTTACGTTTCAGGTCGATATTAGGCAAGTACCTTACCAGTGACTTCACGTAATTATTAATACCTCCTTTTTGAGTCACCAAAGGAACGTTTATAAAGTAATTACCATCCTCATCACTTATCTTTATGGATAAGTATTTGGCGTTTATTCCATTGAACTCCACTTCTCTTACGCTAATATCAGACAAATAACCTTCGATACCGTTCCAGAACACCCTCCAATAAGAAACGGCTCCGGTCTTCTCGTTTATATGCTCCTCGAAACCTTCCTTTGGTTCTCTTGATGACTGATATAATAATCCGCTACCACTTACTTTAAAGTAATGGTTATTACCACCTGATGAATTTTCACGAACTCCCATATTATATATATTTAAACGTTAAACAATAATTGATGATGACAAGAAATATTCGTTCTTATTATCCTCCCCATAAATCTTATTGAAATGAGATTTATGATCATGGTCGATAACTATCCTATTCCACGATATGCTTTTTATGATACCCAGATATCTTCCACATAACACGTTGCATACAATATCTTCACCATAATGAGACAAAGGGGTAAGTCTTTCCTTACATGATTTACCTGAAGACGGGCTCTCTGACATAATACCGCATCCTTTATCGGTAAATATCAACTTGCAATGATCGAACTCATTTACCTTAAGATTGTTTTGGAGGGCTTGGACGAGTAGATCCTTATCAAAGACATAGGTACTTGTTTTGACAAAATGCTCGTCCACGAACCTCCAATTTGGATAATTACCCTCAAAATGGGTCTCATACATATCCATATCAGGCGTAGAGAAATAAGTCTTAGTATCGTCCACTTTTATAGACAACATATCCGATGACTTATTGATATGCTTATCAAGCAATATCGCAGATTCGTTCGACACCGGGATAAACATCTTCTCTACCTTATCCTGATTAGGGACAAAATACCTGTAAATAGTATTTCTATCCGTACTTACTATATTAATATTAATATCATCAATATCAATGACCACATTCTCGATGCATGGATAAAAATCATCTACCTCCGTATAATCGCTGGCTTTGTTAAGAACCGAAACATAATCGCTCATCTTAACCTTAATTCCTCCATCAAGTATCTTATGTACCTGCGGGAATGTATTGATATCAAAAGCCGGACAACTATACTCACCAGAAGTATAGCGGATCGTTATCTGATCTTTTTTATCCGAAAGCAGTATCGTAATCTCGCAATTCTTCTGTTTTTTCATGAACTTAATAAAAGAGCTTGCCTCTACCAAGAAAGAGAAGTTAGAGTCAGCCTCGACCTCCAATCGTTCTATAACACATACCTTGGCATTTACGGAAGTGATATAAGCCAGATTATTGACAACATCTATCTTAAGATCCTTATAAAGGGAGTTGGAACCGGCGTTCTTAACCACCGTCTCCAATTTGCCCAACTTCTCATTTAATGACTTCGACAAGCACTTCAATACCATATAACATATTTTATTTGTTTATCATCCATAATTCATGTACAAGCTTTATAAAAATCATACTCCGAAACCGGAAATGATTCCGGAGTATGAATCCCGATTATGGGATAAATCAGGATAAAAATCCTGTTAGTACCCATCGCCAATGTTACCAAAGGTTTCATACAAGCAGCACTGTTTTGCCGAATACGCTACTCCTGTTTAACCACTTGCCTTAGAGCCTTGGGCTTGGATAAACACCCTAGGGTAACTATACATTCTAAGGTAACGTAGTGCTCTAAGCACTTAGGCTAATAACCTGACCGTTTCCGGTATATGTAAAATATTTTTCAACATCTTACATATTATCCGAGGTTATAACGAACAACTTTTTATTACATCGCAAATATAATCATAATTATATTAATACAAATACAATAAATACTTAATAGTATTAAAATAGTTTAAACTTACGTCTAATATACTCGGCTATAAGCGTGGCGTCACACATTCCGTCTTGTATCTTAGTAGGTTGTACTCCTTTTCCTGACCATGGTTTCACGAAAGAAACCAAAGGGAAAAGGCGCATGGCACATCGGATGGAGGTAGCCTTCGTGTCTAACTTCGCCGCCGTATACACCCGATCGGCTGTCGTATGAAGTTCCTTCTGCCAGGTCTTTGGTTGCACCTCCTCGAACATGAACCTAACATCCGGGTGAGATCCGTATCGCTCCATCATCTCCACCATCATAGCGAATAGGGCGTTCGGTTCCCGGCGTCTCCCGCCAAAGGTGAAGTTGCTGGCTGCCGAGCTGTTGTGGATGCTATGGACGTCCTCGACGGCGATCGCCAGCGTCCCGCCTCCCTTTTCTTGGATCTTGTCAGCGGCATCGAGGAAGAAGCTTGATATAGCCCTAAGATCTATATCCCCCTTAACCGATATCCTTGGAGTCATAATTACCTTAATATCCCCGTTCTCCGGGATCATGGACAATCCTCCGGTGTCTATACCCGGATCTATACCTATTGATATATTCATAACTTCAACGTATATAATGAATGGAAATCCTCCGGTCTAAACACCTGTATTGAGTTATCCGGATACATACCTATATAATAACCGTAAAAAGCCCGTAGAATGCCATTTTCTAGCCTTATATCCAATGCCTTTACCTTATTCCCTTCAACCATAACATCAACCTCATCAGTCTTGTTAGATATCTTATCGAACCATTCAGGTATAGGATCAATACCGTACCTGAATGCGTTTACCGTTGATTTTATCGAGATATATGTTCCCATATTAGATAAGATTACAATCGTCTCGTTTAACAACCTTAAAATCGCCATTTCTAAGTAATATCGCTACATCAGATCTCGTATACGTAAGAGGTGTATACGACACCAAATGATAAGAAGCCTGCCCTGTCGCTGGCCGAACTGGTCTTAATACGGCTATGGCTATATCGCCGCCAAGTTCCGTACCACCGGTAACACCCTGTAGGCACATGTATATGAATCCCTCATACTCATATCTCTTTCCGATAAACTCACTCATGGGAATACCTACGAACAGATAGTTCTTTACATCCTCTTTCTTAACCTCGACAGCGTTTTCTACACTGGATGGTATTACGTCTACAAATTTTACTCCTATTGCCATGATTACAAATTCAATTTAGTTCTTAACTCTTGACACAATTCTTGATTATCTCTCATGATACTTAACGTATTATCGACTCCGTTCCCTACACGAACATCCCCGTACCAGTACCATGATCCTTTACGGATAAAGATACCAGTTTCCTCGCATAACTTCAAAAGTTCAAGTTCCTTGTCGAACCCAACTCCATAATACAAGGCTGTCTCTGCTATTTGGAACGGAACGGCTGTCTTGTTCTTCAGCACCTTTATCCTAACCTCATGACCTACTGAAGATCCGTCCTCTCCTAATATAACCTTCTTTCTCGCCATCTCCATACGGATAGAGGCATAGAACTTAAGAGCGTTACCTCCGGTCGTTACCTTAGGATCGCCGTATATAACACCGATCTTCTCCCGATACTGATTGATGAATACCAGAACACAGTCGCTTTTGTTTACGATTCCTGTAAGAACCCTCATGGCTTTGGACATCAAACGAGCCTGCAATCCCATGTTGCTGTCTTCCATATCGCCCTCTATCTCCTTCTTAGGTACCAGATTGGCTACAGAATCTACGACAATAAATCCGACCTTCCCGGACTCGACTAACTTGGCTGTGATGTCAATAGCCAGCTCCCCGTAGCTTGGTTGGGAGATCAAAAACCGGTTTATATCTAATCCCATTTTCCTAGCGTACTCAATATCGAAAGCGTTCTCCACGTCTATTATAGCTACCAGCTTATCGGGGTGCTTTTTCTGGAACTCGATCATACTTAACGTACACATCATGGTCTTGCCACAAGATTCCATCCCGACCAGCTCATGGATCCGACCTACCGCCCATCCGCCGCCGAGGGCCTTGTCCACCACCAGAGAACCAGTGCTTTCCCTTGGTATGGATATTATAGGCTTATCATCGCCGAAGTTCATTATCGAGCCTTCTCCAAGCTCTTTATTTAAAGATGATACTAACTCATCTACGTCTGAAAAAAGTTCTTTCTTAGCCATTATAATCCGTATTCATCGAAATTAAACAAATCCTGTTGTTTCTTGATCATATCCTTACCGATATCAGATATCTTTTCTGGATTCAAAATACCCTCATTCTCATCCACCTTCTCTATAAAGTCAGATATCTTATCGCTTAGCAGTACCATATCTTCCTTAGGCACTGATTTCAGATAAAGCCCGTCTATAGACCTACATCTTGAAAGAGCGGTATATATCTGTCCTATTTCGAAGGCTCTGCTGATGTCTACGAATATATTATCTAAAGTCATTCCCTGAGATTTATGAACGGTTATAGCGTATCCTAACCTCAATGGATATTGTATTATATAGCCGCAAGAAATGCCTTCAAGGGAATCATCTACCTGCTTATACTTCATCTTCTCCCACTTCTCTTTGGTTATCTCCACCTCAGTATCGTTATCTAGATGAACATATATCGTCTCATCAACAGTATCTATGCTGGTTATGATACCCATCGAGCCATTGACATACCCGTTGCCGTTTCTGGTTATTATGACCTTAGCCCCTACCTTTACTATAAGCTCATCCTCGCAAGGCGCTACAGGCTTCTCCCCGAATACAGTAGCATCGAACTTAAATACCTTATTATTGATCTTATCAAGATTAGTCTTATTTATCTCATAAGCTTCTTTGTTAGTTGAGCATATAATTATAGTATTATCCATATTATCTGGATACTTGACCCTACTATCCAATATCTGTCTTGACTCGTCGGTAATAACCCCACATCTTATATCCTCAAGTACGGAAAGAAGCTGAGGATCTTTTTGACGGAATACGTTCTCGAAGGTAATGACCGAGAATCCTGACGCTCTTAATGCCTTTGATGAGAAAAAGAACCGGCTCTCATAATATTTGTCGATAAAATCATCCGCCGTCACCACAGGCGGTAGTTGTGATAGATCTCCAAACATAATCAACCTAACGCCACCGAAAGGCTCCTTGCTACGCCTGCATTGTCTAAGTATGTCAGCTACCTCATCAAGCAAATCAGGTCTTACCATACTTATCTCGTCAATGACGATAGTATCAAGATTCTTGATCTTCTTCTTCATAAACGGACTTACATCCACCTTATTCGACAACATACCTCTCTCGATAGAAGGAATGTAAGGATCGTTCTTTATAGAGAAGAACGAATGAATGGTCTGTCCACCGGCATTCAACGCCGCTACTCCAGTCGGTGCTACGATAACGCACTTACCCAAGAACTTTACGATACGTCTCATGAACGTACTTTTACCACTACCAGCTCTACCGGTAATGAACAGATTCTCCCTAGTGGTGAAAATCTTCTTCAAGGCACGACCCTGCTCCACGTTTTTATCCACCGTCATAATATGACGAAGGAGGTCGTTTTCATTTCTAAAATCCTCTTTTACCATATCTTTTTAAGTTTATGGTACAAAGATACGAATAGTTATAATTAACTAATTGAAATAAATGTAAATAATATATAAATATTAAATTTTATACCTGATACTCAGGTCATCCAGCCTTGCTCATCTCAGCTGATTTTTTACCTAAAAACACGTTTATTATGTAGTCTGTAGATATCAGAATATACAGCACGCTTCCTTTGTATGATGCCCTTATATGCCCTATAGTTACATTGTTATTGTCTTTCGTGTTAACCACTCCATTGTTCTTCACCACCTCTTCATACAAATCGGATATACTCTTCTTACACATGTCTAAGAACATGCTTATATATCTGTATATAGTGGATTGCGATATCTCACGCATACCTATTCCTGCAAGCTTCTTGTTCAACTCATTAAGAAGGTATGCTACATTGAACTTAACTGTCTTTCTTTTAGTTACTTTGTATATATGATGTACGTTTCTGGTTCTGGCTCTGAATATTATCTTGGAAAGGATTCTTACCCGATCAAGTTTCCGGCTTTTGTTAGCCATATTCCGTCTTTCGTCTGAGCTTAAATTCTTATTCATACATTTGTATACGGATGTTTTCTTGCCTACGAATATGTCTTTCGTATCCTCATTCTTCTTAGCCTTATACGAGTAGATCATGATATCAGATAAAGCTATTCTTATCTCGCCCTCGGCGTAAGCCTTAAGCGTCTTTAGCTGATAGTCTATATCCTCATGGCAATCCTCTATAACATGTCTGTAGCAGAAATAAGCTATGCCATCGGATAGGATATCTATAAAATCATCGGTATTGATCTCAATACGGTCACGATAGCCTTCTCTCATCCTATTTCTTAGAAATACATGTTTCTGGACGTTTACGATAGTAAGATAGGCTACTACCTGCTTACACTTCTTTTCTATGACCATGCCGGAACCTCTTATATTATCTTTCTTGTTCGAGTATTTTACGGCCGTAACCTTCTTCCCGTCCTTATTAGTTACAGGTTTGTAATCTACTGGGCAGACAAGTGATCCTGCCGGAAGCCTTAGGCATCCAAGCTCATCTTTTTTTGCTTGTATATCTTTTGGGATATATGCTTCGGTAAGAATCTTATCGAAATTTGATTTCATTTTCTGTAAAAGTGATATCTTTGTTCCCATCATTTTTATTTAAATTTTTTGCTGCGAATATACGAGTTTCATCAATACGAAACAAGTTATTCGGATGGATGGGTAGCCTGTGAAGGTCGCCCATTTGTTGTTTAAGGAGGGTAGATGATGTCCGTAAAACGCTGTGCGCGTGAACGATGGTTTTTTCTCAACCTACTTGTTACGCGCGCGTTAATAGGTATATTTATTAAATATAATTAACTCTATAAACATATACTACTTACTAATATCCCTATCCGTACACAGAACCTCTCCTGACGTCGAGTTCCTGTGTACTCCACTTAAAGTCTCTACTTAATAAAACATTGCTTTTTACCGCCAAGGTATGGTGCCGTCAGGCAGGATACCGCAGGCTAAACATGGTAGAAGCCGTATCCTATACCGGAAGCCGGGACCCCGGTAGGGGGATCGGGTGGAGCAAAAGCCAAAGAAAAAAAAGCGAGGTCTTGTGCGGTCGCTCACGCTCCGGCCGCCCGTATCCTCTACGGCAGGCTCCATCGCCCCAAGACTTCCCATTTCCTTTGGATTTATATCCCATAGCACGGCAGGAAGGCATCCAAAGGGAAAAGGTGTGGTCATGTCCCATGAGGCAGGATAGAGCTGTCCACCGCCGCTCGGAGGCATGTATGGCCGGTGCTCAACTGGCCTCGTTGCCGTGGCTTACGGTGGACTTATCTGGCTTTCCTCCTCCATTTCCACCACCTCTTCCCTTTGGATGTTCGTAAATACATGCTAATCAGCATATATTATGTTGATTATGGCATAATTTCTTGACAACGATATTTTTTTTAAGTAGTTTTGTCGAAAACTAATTTTATATGGCCGAACAGAGGAAAGCTTTCGTATTTGCGTTGCCTTATGATACTAGGTTGGATATGATCCAGCAGTTCTTAAGGATATACAACGGCTATCTGGATTCTAAGGGTAAGAGCTTGATTACCGAAAGGACGATAAACTTACTTTCTTTCTACATCAACTACGGATACTCGGATGATACCAGAGCCAAGTACATGGATTGTTATGGACAGAAGGAATCTTACGTCGCTGTCCTGAACAACGAGCTTAAACGTGGGGGTTTTCTGGTGGACAAGAAGAACGGGAACTTCCGTACCCGTGAGCTGTCTATTGAGATGAGAAGCTTACGTAACTATTTTATTCTTGACGGGGAGGGTGATGATACCCGT